GAAGCGCGAATATGTACACATCGGAAGCTCGCCTAGAGCTTCATGGATGGTATTATCCGGATCTCTCGAGATCACTGTCACCTGATACCGGGTTGTTCTGCTGTATGGAATATCATCCGCGAATTGTGTCCAGACATTGTCTCGACTGTACACAATACATGGGTACTCCATTTTGACATCTGGAGGCGGTTGGAAGTAAACCGCCGATGCGCCGAGCGAGTTAAGGAGTTGGTGAAGCTGGTGGCGTCGGGCCATTATAGACTCCTCCAAGGTAGAGAATGAGCCGGGGGGCTGTGAGCTCTGTGGACTTCACATCCCATAGCTCCCCGGCCCACTCTACGTACTTAACGTTTGTCCAGAATTTGATCGCCATAGAATCAGCTAGAACGCTGATCTTAATGTCCGGCACGATGTCTTGGTTTAGACCGTCCCCGTCTTTAAGACGAGTCGTGGTCCGAATTACGTCGCCATAGTAGATGGCCTGGTAAATCCGATCCACCCATACGCCACTATTAGCTGGGGTCTCCTCGGAGATACCATAACCGACTACCCCACAGAATCGAGCCATTCGATCTCCTTATGGTTAGCCTTAGGGCCCGGGATCGGGCTCGACGATCTTGAAGATGACGGCCGAACGAAGTTTGATGAGGGCTCCCGATACCCGGGTCTCGATCAGGTACTTCTGCTTGTTGTAGTCGATGTCGAAGTCGTCGAACATCGTGACGTTGCCGCCGGAGTCAGCGCCGATGTTGTAGTCCGACAGGTTGACCATCACGCCGCAGAGCTCTGGGTAGTCATCCATCGGCTCAACCGTGACGATGCTCTCCACGCGAAGCTCCGAGGCGAGTTCATCGACGCTTCGGTAGATTCGTCGGCCGAGGGTGTCGCGGAGAAGAAGGGCCTTCGTGAGGAAGGACTCCGTGGTGAAGAACGTTGGAGTTCCGGAACCACGGTACATCGACCGAGAGCCGATGATGACATCAAGTGCCGTCATGACCTCAGCAGCCGTTGGATCTGCGCTGAGTGTGACGTTCTCGCTCACCGTGTACAGTGACGCATCGCGTGCGATCGGACGGATGTTCGTCTCGTTGATCTTGTCTTCGTCGAGGACGTCACGCCCGTCACCGAGAAGGATCGCTCGAGCGATTTCTTCGTCGAGCATCATCCGCATCTCGCTCTTGAGCCAGGTGACGACATCGAAGTCGGTGATGTCGATGACGTCATCGCGGTCCAGAGCCTGCTTCTTGTAGATGGTCGTCGGGGTCGTGGTGCGGCGGAGAAGGCCGAAGTACTCTTCCTTCTTCAGTGCCCCCTTGACGTACCCCTTCGCACGAGCATCTTCGAGCGTGAGATCGGCCTGGGTGGTGCGAACGCGGGAGAACGGGCTGCGACGGACACCGCCGAGAACCTTGTTCACCCACTCCATGCGCCGGGCGTAGAACTCCGGAGTGGTGTTGAGCTCCTTCACATCCGGGAAGAGCTGACCGATGTCGGTGATCCCGTGCGAGAGGGCGTAGTCGTTAACAGCAGCGCTCATCGAGCCCTTCTGCTTTGCGTCCTCCATGATACCGAGCATGTCGGCGTGCGAGAGAACGTGCTTTCCTTGGGTTTCGTCCTTGTTCTGCTCAAAGACATTGGTTCGGGACATGTCGTCGCCTTTCATATCGATGTTGGAGTGTTTGACGTCGTCAGACGTGTCTTTTGGGGTCTCTTCACTATCCAAGCCCGCCTCGAGCGCCTCGGTGAGCATGTAGTGAAGGACGTTTTTCTGCTTGTCATTCATCGTATCGATGACGTCTTGGATCGTCTCCTCGTCGTCTTCATCGACTTCATCGTCCACTTCTGGCTCCTCATGCCGGAGCTCCGAGTAGATGATGGCCTCATCTTCGATGAATTCCTCGGTGCCATCGGCATGACGAATCGTCACGCTGTCGATTGTTGCGCCGGGGTTTGCCCCAGCCAGCACCAAGCTAACCTCGCGAATCGCACCGTGCATGACACGGCCCGACTGTTCGACGAGGTTATTTGCCCAGATCGACATCTTGTCGACGTCGCCGTGTTCGAGAATCGCTGCAGCATGTTTTGCCTTTGCGGTTCCGTTGAAGAACCCATAGCAATACATGCCGTCGTCACGAGCCTCGAGAAGGGCGTGCCCGAGAACGTTCTCGGGATTAGAGTGTCCGTGATGCCAAACGAGAGGAACTTTGACATTGTCCTGGTGCGCAAAAGCACCTGGCATGATCGTCCTGCCGTCAGAGCACTTCAGACCTGACTTAGTGGCGTACCCACTGAAATCTGCGTCCATCTTATGGACTCCTTTCGGTCTAACTCTTACTGATTCTGTCGTACTCTTGCTGCGTAACAGCCTCGTACTTGGCGACCATCTCCTCCACCTTAGTTTTATAAAGCTCTCTAGTGGAATCGATGGCGTCTCGAAGCTCGTTAGCGACAGCTTCTCTATTCTCGCCGGCTTCAGTTGTCGCCGATGTCTTTGTATTACGCGTAGATTCTTCTATTTTGGCAAGTTCCTTATTCCTTGCCGCTTGGATCCTCTGACGGGTTTGAGGAGAAGCATTCTCTGGGATCTTCGGAAGTGCTGCTATCCGTCTCTCCCTGTCGGATGAGGCATCAGCAAACGCCTTCTCAAGCTTCTCGGTTATCTCGGCCCTGGTCTTCTCAGCCTTCTCTCTCAACTGTGTCATATGAGCCTTTGTGAACCACTTAAGTGTGTTTGACTCATACTTTTTATGTTGATTGATCTGGTCTTTCGCTACAGCCCACCGATCCTTCTGTTGTGGCGTTGTGAGTTTAGCTGGTTGGCGGCCTTTAAGCTCTCTGGTTCTGAGATAGTACTCTCGGGCCTTGACCGGGTCATAGTATTCTGAGGCGTAGTGGGCTAGGAATTCATCAGTTTTGTTCACCCTGACCTCCGACAATTCGGTCGACATCGTTGGCGATACCGTCCATCATCTCGTCGAGGAGTTGGGTGACGGCCTCAGGTGGGACTCCGCCCGAACCACCCTCTTGCGGCATGTTGCTGTTCCTAAGCTCGTCCGCCTTCGGGTCGTCGGATGGGCGGAACCCGAGGATGCCGCGGAATTCGTTCGACGAGAGGATCTCATTACGAGTAAAGCTATCAGCAAGCTCAGCCAGTTGACTAAGAGGAACCAATTTAAACGGATCTCTGTAGTAGTCAATGCGTTCCCCCTTAGCGGTCTTAGTCCTTCCGATGAACGACCTCTGCATAGCCTCAACAACCGCCAGAACCAACGGTTCGATGGTTCTGGCGTAATAGTTCAGCATGGCTTCCTCGGTCGCTGTTCCGTTGATGATCTCCGGCGTCAACCCAAGTTGGGTATGAAGCGTCGCGGTAAGATACTCCACCTGCTTAAGGAGGTTGTTCTCCGCCGGACGGTTCAGCTGGACAATCTTCTCGGTCGCATCCGTATAGGCTATACCATACTGCGATCCCTTGAGTTGGAACTCAATGTCGTTACGACGCTGTTCTGCCTGTTGCCGCCTGGCTTCCGATTTGATCGTGTAAGGGAGTTGGATGATGATGTCCAACTTCCCAGAACTGTTCCGATCATCAGTCGTATCCAACAACGCAAGCTTGTGGTTCAGTCGTTGGAGCGTCGAGTTCGGCTCGTTCATGATCGCATAGAGTGGGTTCTCCACGATCGCGACGGTCCGCTTATCAACAATGATTTCCTGTCGCTCCTGGCGGTCCTCGTTGTAAACGCTGACCTTGATCTTGTCCTTATACCACTGAACCGGGGCGCCGACTCGTAGAGTGTAGATCTCGAGAGAGTCTGCCTTCTCCGGGTCTTCGCTAGTGTCGACTGGAACGATGACCGCGCACCCTTTGTCGAACATCGTCATAGCCAAATCCTGCCTAAACGATCTAGGGCCCTGGTCGATGTTGGGCTCTAGCGTTAGTGCGTAGTTCAGGTTAGACCGAACCAACTCACTAAACCGACCTTGGTCGTCGGTCTTAATGTGGCGGTATTCGACATCGGCAAAGTCCATACTAAGCCGGTTGTAGATGGAGGTGACGATCGTCCGCTCGTTGTACAACATCATACGGGTCCGATCCGGACGGTACGTGTTGCTTGGGCCCAATGGCCTCGTGTCTTCGTATTGTGGGCGGTTCCGGAAGGTGTTCCAGACCGCCTTCATCCGATCACCGATCGGCATAGTCACCTCCGTGGTGTCACTCCA